TGTCACAATTGACAACAGCACCGTGATCGCATCGCTGACCCAATGTACGTCTTCGGGCTATGCCCCAATCACTTTGGTCTCAACCAACTGGACCACAACCCAGACCAACCCCGCTGGCATCACCACAGGTATCTATAGCCAGCAAACCTTCACATTTAACACCAACGCAATCGCTTATGGATATTACGTGACCGATACCTTGAATAACCTGCTCTTTCTTGAAAGGTTCTCGGGCGCTCCATTCTCTCTGCCCGACGGCGGGGGCACGGTGGCAATCTCGCCCAAGATTACTTTAGCTTAAATTTAATCACCATAAAACATAAGGAATCATTGTGATTCCTTATGTTTTATTTTATATCTCAAACATTTGATGGGTTTCAGGAATGGCGAGACGCCATCGATAAAGTCTTGGTAACTTTGAGTTGGGATACGGATGCACCAATTGTCGTTTTTTCTACGATTTAGGGAAGATTTTATCGAGAAATTCTCTAACATTTCTTGTAATTTTTCATTATCATCTTTTGTAAAGCTTTGAGAAAATAAATAAATTGCTTTATTTTGACGAGAATTACAACCGTCATCGGCATACCAATAAGCGATAGTTTGCCAAGTTAGAGTCAAATCATCGGGGATGATTTTCTGAGAATTGATCTCATTAGGGAACAGATACCATTTTTCTCTTAGCTCGGTGAAAAGAGGATGTGTAGATGTTCTAAACATCCAGCTAGGAAATTCCTTTCCATTCATCACTTTAGTGGTTCTTCTCATTCCGGTGGAAAACGGAGATAGGATTTCATAAGCCAATTCTACATACTCTTTATTTATTTCTTTTTGTCCAAAAGAAAAGCGGTTATTTCTGACATTATCTGAATCTTTATTTTTGCAAGGAATTGAACCATCTCCTAGCATAAATCCATTTAGAACTTCTTTTTGGTCTTGAGTTAAAGATGCTGGTAGATGTCCATACAAAGCGAAATCAGTAGGGCATTTTCTTTCATAATCTATTTCAAATCTTTCGATTGCGTTTAAGACAGCGGTTTTAGAAACGCCGAGTTGATCCGCTATCTCTTGTTGATTGAAATTAGTTGCCAAGGACGATATCAACTCAGGGGACTGAATCGTATATTGATACTTTGGTATTGGTTGGATTTCAATATTCCAATCCTTGATCAATCTTTCTATTCTTGCCTTAGAGACATTGTATTGTAAAGCAATTTCCTGAATTGAAAAATCATTCCTTAGCTTTTCAAGGGTTTCCCTGTCGATAAAAGAATGCTTGCACTCATATTCTGTGAGGTCATAAGAGACCATCAATTTCTGAATTGTTTTTAAGGCAAAACCAAAATGAGACGCACATTCTGTGTAGGTGTGGTCAAACAAGAACGATTTTAATTCTTCCCGACTTGGTTTTTCTTTTGTAGAATTTCCATAGTATTCTCGTTTGGTTAATCCATATTTTTGAATTAGTTTTTCGACCCAATTTGCCGATTTTCCGTAGTGCTGAGCGATTTGCTTGATTGTGTGCTTAGATCGAAGTTCGGCAAGTTCTTCTTTTGTAGGTGTATTCATAGTGATGGTTATTTTACCACTTAAAAATTACCAAGTCAATCCTATCTTTTGAATTATAAATACTTCCATGATAACCAACCCAGATGGAACGCCATATCAAGTCACCGGAAGTCTGCAAGTCTTTAGTCCTAATCAAGAGGAAAAAGAGTTGCTCAACGAATTCGATGCCGAGATCATCAAGATCAACGGTACTCCGATTCTGTACTACGAATATCTTGCCGATGCCAATACCATCGACCCGCTCTATTGGGAAGCCAGGGGAGCCATCTTCTCTCAGGTCCCCGTAGTCCTCTACGCGGCTTACGACCCGATTACTTCGCAGAATTACCAGAACATGTTCGGTATCGACGCACCGGACAACATCACCTTCGAGTTGAACTACCAGGCGACGGTCGAGGCGATTGGTCACATGCCGCAGGTGGGATCGCGGTTGTTCACCCCGCACCGGGGCGAGAATTGGGAGATTATCCAGAGGAGTGCTGGCGACTGGAAGTTGTGGGGGCAGATCCGCATGATCCTGGAGTGTGTTCGATTCCAGGAGAGCAAGACCAGGGGCGAGGGGAAGATCACGCAAACGCCCAATCCCTACAAGGTGAATTAACTCCGGTAGACGAATTCGATGGGGTTGCCTTGCGGCTCGACCTTAGTGATGAGCTTCAGGGGGACGTGAGGCTTGGGGAATTTGGTCACGATGAGGACCGGGGGTTTCTGTCCGGTCCAGAACTGCATGTAGCCGCCTGGATTGGCGTTCTTGTTGAGCTTGAATGGTTTCATAGTAATTGACCGTGCTTTCTGAAGACCCAATCGGCGAATGGGAATTTCTTGTTCCGGTAATAAGGATGCATCAACTGGAGGTCTTGATCTTTTTGGTGATTGTTGGAAGCCCCGATTTCCTTATCCATGCTCCCGTGGAATCGGTCTCGGGCGAGTTGCTTGATCCGTTGGATGGGATCTTGGGGAGGCTCGGGTTGTTGTCGCTGTACTTGTGCGGGTTGCTGTGGTTGTTGCTGAGCCTGATGTTGCGGCTGAGGCGATATAGTTGGTCGCTGTCCTGCCATCCGATCTAATTCTGCCAGGGTGAGGTCGTAGGATTTCTTGTTTGAATAGACGTATATGTAAAGTTCAAGTTGTTCGGCTTCCTCTTCGTCCTGAATATGGTTAGCGATTTCGCTCATGCCCTGGCTAATGGCATAGATGTCATTTTGGTTAAGGGTCCAAGTTTCTATGTTATGGTCATCGACTCGCTTCCAGCCCCAATGCTCCATAGCGTATTCTCTAGGATCACCTTGACCGTTGGCGATTTGGAATTCCTCGTCGCTGATTTTTGCCCTGGAGAGTGCTTCGTGCAGGAACGAGTCATAGTCTTCATCTTCCCAAGCAAAATCCAGTTCTTCCACTTCTTTCTGATTACCTTGCTCTTCGGCTTCTTGGCGTTTTTCTTCGTAGATTCCTTCGGCGGCTGATTTCTTGACCTCATCCCAATCAACATAATCATCGACCTGAACATCTAATCTATCGGCGATCATCCTCTGCATATGATCAATCACATAACCTTCGTGGTTCATGTCGCCAATGTCTCCATCGGCATACAAGGTGCCGCCATCTTCTGTGATCCAGTATTCGCCGTTGATTTCCGGAGCATCGTCCCAATTCTCAAGCCAAGCCACGAATGTTTTCATAGAATCTATTTACACTTCAGCTTATAACCTTTGATTTTCTTAGGCTCTTTGATTTTACTTGCCAATGTCTTTGATATATACTGATCCACACCTTGTTCGCCATCCTTATCGTTGATTTTGCTCATCGTTTTGTATTTATTGTCGAATTTATGACCAAGATGGTCTGTGTAATGACGGGTGCAGAGTAGGCTTCCATGCTTGCCAAGTTGCTCGTCTCGCATCTGTCTGGTCGCGATCTCTTCTGGGGTCATGTGTTCGACCTTGTAATCGACTTCCTTGGGGAGGAAGAGGAGTTGGGCGTAGGGTTGGTTGGGCTTGAAGACGTGGCATTGACCGGGCAAAGGTGCCTTGAATGCGATGAAGAAGATTCTGGACCACCATTCTGATTCGATATGACCGGCGACGGGGATGGGTACGGTTCCGGTTCGGTCGGTATAGAAGCTAGGGTGTGGCTCGATGCGGGTGACGATTCCCGGAGTGGTCTTGAGGTCGAGGGACGAGGTGAATCCGTAGTGATGCGGTGCGAATGACATGAACGGCGGCATTTTGATGCCGGTGATTTGTTCTTCGGCGGAGAAATCGCCTTCGAAGGTGGTGATATCGTTGTGGTCGGTACGGACGACGCATTCATTCTTGAAGGGGTAAATGAGTTCGAGACCGTAGGTAGAGGCATCGACGAATGGTTTACAGTGCCACGGTTGTGGTTTTGAGTTATTGGAGTATCCTTTTTCTCCTGCCCATCCTGGGATTTGGAGTTTGATTCGTTGGGGTGGCGTCCCCTTGAACCAGGTGCGGAATTTAATCTCGATCAATTCCATAGAATTTCTCTATTAAGGTTATATCTATAAGTAATGGAGTCATAAAATTTAAATGAGTCAAAACAACTTAGATCCTTGTTCAGTACCTCAACAACATCTTTATATTGAAGACCCGGCACCTGCTAATTGCCCTGAATCGTGCGCCGATCCTAGTTTGCGTACGGTCCAGGGTTTTGATTTAGGTTGGGACAGTGGTGAGTGTGATGTTCGGGATGGTGCTGCGGCGTTATGCGATCCGATGCAGACGGGTCATATTATCAATGACTTGGAGAATCCGAGGCATGATGTCATTTACCGGTATTCGAAGGGACTTCGCGGCTGCGACACGGCGATGCAGGATTTATTCCGAGACATTGTGGTGTTGGACAATGATGGGAAGGCGCATCGTGTGCCGATCATCATAGCGACACAGGAGCGAGCGGTCGCGGCGATTTTGCAGGAGAATGTCCATCAGGACAGTACGGTTGTGGATCGCATTAAGTTACCATTGATGTCGATATATGCGAATGGTTATAATTACAATCAAAGTAGGTACATATATCATCGGGCATTAGAATATATACGAGAAGTACGACCGCAGGGGACTCCTGGTTGGTTAGCGGATCAAGGGAAGGTTCCGACTGATGTTTACGGTGTTGCTCGGGGCATCCCGATAGATATTAGTTATACGCTTTATGTATGGACGATGTTTGTTGAGGACATGAATCAAATCCTGGAGCAGGTGCTAACAAAATTTTCCCCCATTGCATATATACGAATACGCGGTGTCCAGTGGGAAACCAGGGTCAAACTAGACTCAATTGCTTCTAACATTGATGTTGAACCTGGGGACAAGAATAAAAGAGTGGTCAAGTTCGAATTCGGAATGACTGCTGAGACATTTATTCCTCAACCCATTGTTCGCAAGAAGGCGGTGCTCCGGACTAGGACTGAAATCTTAGACGGGCTAAGTGTAGAGGATACGACGAGGGTAATCGCCCGCATAGAGGAATCAGTTAAGGAAGAGTAATGTATAAGATTACGAATAAGATAAAGAGTCCGGTGCAGGTACTTGTCAGGTCATATACAGAGGTGCCTGGCAGTGGAACTCGTGCCTTTACAACGTTGAACATTCCTGGTGTTGGGGCAGGCAATAATGTGTATATGCTTGAGGATGAACGTCATCTTCCCGAATATACAGAGAGGCTTAAGAAAGCCAAAATGATTGATGTCCAGCACGTACCAAATAAAATTCGAAAGGAAAGCTAAGCAATGGCGATATTAACAGGATTTCCGCCTTCGAACACGATCAGCCCTAGCGTGCGGATTGCGGAAACAGACCTTACATTTGTCGCCCCGGAACAATCGTTTCACCGGGCGGGGCTGGTAGGTTTTGCTAGCAAAGGACCCATCAATATTCCCACCAAGGTCACGACCATTCGGGAGTTGACTCAGAAGTTTGGATATCCGCATCCTGATAGCGGTGATCCTTACATGTTGTATGCAGGTCGATCATATTTGTTGGTGGCTTCGGAGCTTTACGTAGTCCGAGTAGCCCAGACCGAGAACGTGAATTACGAGCAGGCTTCGACGGCATCCGTGGATGTTCCTGCGGCTGGAGGGCAGATCGAGATCATCTCGAACGTCGCCGGACCTTATGTGTTCGATGTAGACAGTTTCTTCCGTTTCCGCCTGAACGGCGTTCTTTCGGTCAAGACTTTGGTCGTATTGTCGGGCAGTTACACGGCACAGGCTTTGACTGATAGTTTGAATGAGCAGCTTGACCCGCAGGTTGACGGGATTGAGTTCTTTGTCAGCACGTCGTCTCCCAGCACCTTCATCGGCGTGAGGACGACCTTTGCTTTCGGACCTTCGAGTTCTTTGGAATTGGTCTCGGTTCAGGATAGCATCTACGGTGGCGCTCCGGTGAGCATGTCTGGTACGAACATCACTGGTTTGGGTCAGAGCATGACTCAGGCTGTTTTGATCGGGACCGCCGATCGTTATCCGTTCGCCTATAACACTGCTGGATTCTATGATTTCACCGACATTGATACCGGTGCTAATCTCTTGATCGTGGTTGACGGGACCGACAACGTTCTCGTGGACAACATCGTCCAGACGGTTGACCTTGATTCTTTGGTTGGTTCGATCCATGCGGCGGCTGATGTGGTTGATGCGATCAACGACCAGAAGATAGAGAATGGCGGCACGTTGCCTGGCGGCTGGGAAGCTTATTTGGTTGGTTCGAACGTCGCCCTCAAGACCTTGACTTATGGTCAGGACGCTCGCCTTCGCGTGAAGGGTGACAGCACGGTTGCCGACGTATTCGGTTTCCCTGATTTCACCTACACGGGGTCTTCGCCGACGGGTACGAGCGGTGGTTCGACCTATGCTTACGGCATTGTTAATGGCGACACAAACGCATCGAACACCACGACTTTCACGCTCACGGCGGATTCTCCGGGGCAAGACGGCAATGCGACCGACGTGGTGATCCACAACGACATCAGGACCGGCACCTTCGAGATTGACATCTACAACAATGGTGTTCAGGTTGAGTCGTGGGGCGGCTTGGTCAAGGACCAGAGCAGCAGTTACTACGTCGCTACCTATCTGTCGCAGGTTTCCGAGTGGATTCGTATTCAGGATGTGACTTCCGTCCCGGCACCTCCGAAGGATGGCACGTACAACCTGCTGGGCGGTTCGGACGGTATTCCTTCCGACCCGGATGTCCAGGACAGCCTCTTGGTTGGCAATGCGATCGGCTACACGGGGCTTTACTCCTTGTCGGAGCCTGAACAGATTGATATCGACTTGATTGCGATTCCTGGTCATTCTTCGACGACGGTTGTCTTGGGCTTGCTTGATTTCTGCCAGAATGTCCGCAAGGACTGTATGGCGATTATCGACCCGCCATTTGGCTTGACGGTCAGTGAGATTGTGGCTTGGCAGAATGGTAGCCACCCGCTGAACTCGACCCGATTTGATTCGGACTTCGCGGCGTTGTACTGGCCGTGGGTGAAGATCCGCGACACGTTCAATCAGCTTGACATTTGGGCTCCGCCGAGCGGAAGCGTGATGGCGACCTATGCGTATTCGGATCGCATCTCGGCTCCTTGGTTCGCTCCTGCGGGCATGACTCGTGGTATCGTGCCGGGCATCACCGACGTTTTCAGCCGACCGACCTTGGAAGAACGCGATTTGATGTATGGCAATGCCAATGCGATCAATCCTATCGTCCAGTTTGTGGATGTTGATGGCTTCTTGATCTGGGGGCAGAAGACGCTTCAGCGTCGTCCGACC